ACTGCTATTACATTTACATTTGTAAGGCCAGAATATGTTCTTATTCCCCCTACCACTTCTTCGGTACTTGCATTACTTTGTATTGCCATTTTTATTTAGTTTTAATAGTTAATAATTTATAATTCAAAAGTATCATCTTCATCTTCAACAATTTCCTCCTCAATAATTTCTTCTGGAGTTTCAAACTCTGTAGGACTAAGCATTTCATTTATGATGTCCTGTGTTTGTTTTACTTGTTCAAGAGCATTTTTAGTATCTTGAGTAGCTTCGTCTATAGCATCTTCTAAAGTTACTTGATTAGGATCTACAAACTCTTCTTCTACCTCAGCAGTTTGTTCTACAGCAATATCACCACTATTTAATGGTAACATAGTTCCATTATCTGATGGTTCTAAATCATCTACAAAAGTAAAAGATAAAGTTTTCTTTCTACTAGGTCTTCTACCTTTAAGAAATGGATGCTTAAACATCTCATCTACTTCCCATGGTTTAATACTATACTTAATTGCCATTTCTGGTTTACTGATACCGTCTTTAAGATCTTGATCGATCATAGAAACAGTAATTTGTTCAGGAGTTTCACCTGGTGTTACATTTTTTTTCATTTCAATCATTTTTTTGCATTTAGTTAATCTATATATATTTTTGACCAGTTCATAGGCATGGTCTGCCCTTTTAAATGTTTACATCTAGATCCTGCAGTTATATCATCTAAAGAATTAAATGAAATCATAGTTTCATCTCCTTCTCTGTATATATAACCAACGGCATCTGCATTAGCACATGTAATTTGTTTAATCTTACCAGTTAAATCAAGATCTTTAACAGCAACTTCTTTACCTTTTTTCTCAAGCATTTTGTCTTTTAAATGTCCGACTAAAATAACATGATCTGCTAGTAAATTCATTCTGTCTATCCATTTTTTATAAGCCATTCTTAAATATAAATATCCTGCTCCATTTGGTAACGATAAAATTGACATACCTGGGTTTTTTGTTTCAAAGTTTTTACCCATAGGCGTTTTCATATAAATTTTCTTGCCTTCATCTTCACACCATTCTTCTAATTTAGATATGGTATCAATTGCAATATATTTATATGGTTTTTCTTGTTTAATTATTTCTCTCCCAACTTTAGCAAGTTCTGAAAGATTATTTACTTTAATTTTCAAAGCATCAATCATATCTGAACCTTGCTCTAAATCAATAATTAAACAATCATCTAATTCTGCTAATACACTAGTCTTACCTATTTTAGGGGGACCATATATTATCATATTTTTAGGCGATTTACGGCTAGCCTTTACCTTTGTTTTTGGTAATTCCATTTAATTATTTTTTAATTTAATTTTACTTGGCCATATGACCACAATTTTAATATGCTTCATAACCGTCATCTTCATATTGATTTTCATAGGAATCTAATAATTTAGTTTTCATATCTAGTTCTCGTTTTAAATTTTCAACATCTTTATATGTTATTAACCACATATGTAAAGAACCTAGAACCATGCCTATTCCACATGATATAAATACTAATAAGATAGGGTGAAGAATGTTTGTGTATTCCATAATTTTAATTTATATTTAATATTTCTTTTTTACTTATTTGATATTTCTTCATTAAATTTCTTCGGATACGTACCAAATGTTTTTTCTTAGCTCTACAACTTTCATAAGCGCTACTTTGGCTTTCATATCCTCCAGTGTCTTTTAATTTAGAAATAGTTTGAGTTAAATTTCTACAAATTTCAATCGCTTTTAGTTTTGACATAGTTTTATTTTTTTCTTTCATTAATAGTAAAAGTAGACATTTCAGCTTCGAATGGTATCATACCTAATAGTCCATCTCTATTCTTTTCTACATGACAAGCTAATAATCCTTTAGGATTTTCATTGCAATAACTACTTGTTATTCCATATAAATCATATGGTCTTTGTAGCATTATAACTACATGAGAATCTTGTCCTATACTATCACCACCAAATAAATCTGTTAACAAAGGCTGATACTGAGCTTTAGCCCTATGTTCCTGTTCAATATTTCTATTGAGCTGAGATAATAATATATTTATAACTCCCAATTTAGCTTGCATCCACATGCATCCTTTAGAGATTCTATTTAATCTTTGTAATTCAGAATCTTCTTTGCCTACTACTAATCTAGAATGATCAAATACATTTACAACAGTATGTTTAGGATATGATTGAAAAACATCTTCATTTGTCTGTTTTATAAAATCTATATCCCTAGGAATACTATTAAAATATATAGGATATTTACGATATTTTATAACTTTACTCTTATAATCATCGTACACTTCCATAGATAATTTATTTTCTACCGATAATAATTCACTTATTTGTTTTTGTACGTCTTTAGCGCCCGCCCTCATTATCTGTTGATGGCCAGGCATCTCAAAACTCCAATATAAAACTATTAAATTTTCAGTTGAATTTATATCTAATAAATCAAATATCATTTGATTACTAAATGCTGATTTACCTACACCAGGTCTACCAGCAACTACATATAACTTACCAGGTTGTAATCCCCCTAATAAATTTCTGTTTAAAGATTCCCATTTTGTAGGGAATACTTTACGGTTTCCAAGCATAGCAGTTTTGATTTCGTTTAAAGAAGTATCAACTGTTTTATCTATACTTTTAAATCCTCTTTTGTTAAAGATGTCTTGTGATTCTATTTTCATCGTCTTCTGGTTTTATGTCTGCATATTTTTCCCATGTATGATTATTAAGCCAAACTTCTAAGCTCTGTAAATACCCTAAATTACCTTTCATAATAGTTAATTGATTGTCTAAACATGTCATTATATGTTTATGAAGATAAGGCTTACCTCGTAAAATAGTTTTATATCTTTTTTTAGATTTTAAATTACTTTTAGCCTTAGGGTCAGCAGCGTGCAAAATTCTAATAGTTCCATTAATATTAACTTTTAACGGAAATGTACTTAATAATTCTGCAAACATTCTATCAAAATTATCTGAAAATAAATCCAGAAATTCTTGTCTAACAATATATTCTTTAGATGTTTCTCCTGCAATTTTTAAGAATCCTTTTTCTTCTAAATGTTTAGGATTCCATAATAATGTAAGAGAATCAAAAATTTTGTATTGTTTATTATACAGAAGATATAAGGCAGTAAAATCATCTGCGCTTATACCTTCAGTTTTCAATATTTCTAAATCTAATTCTATTGTCATAACAATCTTATTACTTTTGTTTTATGCTCTTTAATTACTCCTTTTATTTCTTTGTCATCATTTTGACTCAAAGTATTCCCTGTCCATTGTATAAGTAAATACAATTTACTGTCAAACATTATAAAATTAAACCAAGGTTGTAAAAGAGGTAATAATAAGAGTATAAAGGTATCAAAATAATCCATAATGTGCAAATTTTTTAGTTATTAATTTCAGTTATTTTATTGATCCATAGTACGTTATCTATAGTTTTAATAGCATTCTTTAACCATTTTTCTTCTTGACTATCTTTAACATATAATATAACAATAGTACTAGTTTTCCCTTCTTCATATCTCAATAATCTCCCTAATCTTTGAATCATAGTCAATCCTTTACTAGTTATACCACATATTATCCCCATATTAGCATCAGAAATATTTAATCCTTGATTAAGAGCTTTTGTAGAACATAAAGTATTATACTTATTTTCTTTAAAGTCTTTAAGATTTTGTTCTTTCTGTTTCTTAGTCATATTAGAATGATATTTTGTAGCATAAGGAGACAAAGCAGCACACATTTGATCAGTAAAATCATTAGCTCCAGCAAATGTTAGAATTTTTTTATCTTTATTATTCATAACAATTTGCTTAAGCGCTCCAATTTTATTTTCTGCAAAATCAACAACACTTTTTCTTTCTCTAATAGCTTTGTAAAATAAAGCAGCTGTTTGTTTGTCTTGTGACGATGATTTTGAATTATTCATAATTGCTCTAGCATTATCAAATGCATCAAATTGTCCTAGAAGATATTTATATCTAACAAACATTCTATTAGCTTTTTTATAAATTATTTCTTCTTCATCAGTTAATTTAATAGGTGCACAATAAACATTATATGCAGAAATTAATCCTAAATCAACACATTGATCTAAAGTTATTTGATATACTGTAGGTGCTATCTTTTCTAATAATTCTTTATATTCCTGCTCTTCAGGTAATGTTGCAGTCATACATAATAAATTATCATACATATTATTCTTAAAGAATTTACGATATTCTGGAGACAAACTTAAATGTACTTCGTCACATACAACTATACTGTAACTTTGATTTTTTAATTTGTATGCACTTTGATAACACATAACTTCTACATTCTCCATAGGTACTCCCCATTTATCAAACTCTTCTACAAATTGATCTTGTAACTGTACTGTAGGTACGAGAATCAATGCATTACCAATATCTTTTACATGTTGACTAAGAACATATTCTACAGCTAATACACCAACTCTAGATTTACCAAAGCCAGTTCCTGCAATTACAGAACCACAAAAACCAGCTTTGGCCCAAGCATTAAGAGCTTTTCTTTGCTCTTTATCTCTAATCTTGTTTATTTGATTCATACTCAATATTTTTTCCATATTTTGATTTTTTATTATTAAAATATTTATCTAATGTATTACTAACAACACTTTCTTGTATTTCAAATACTCGTGCTATTTCTTTTAAAGTATATCCAGGATTGTCAAAATAAAACTGAACAATAGAATCATTAACTTTCATTTTTTTAGATTTTAATTTATTTTTTTCCCATTCTTCTTCTTTTTTATATTCTTCTGTCTTACCGCTATATGCAAAATAATCATCTAATCTAATTACCATTTTCTTTTGAATCTGATGTAATCTTTCTAATTGTTTTAAATTTTCTATCCAATCTTTTGTTTCTTCTTTCATATTAATTATTTTAATTTTTAACTATTTTTCCCAACAATTACTAACTGTTACTTCAGCTTTTAATAAGCCATTTGTTACTATTTCTAATGCAGCATCTTCCATTAATTCTTTCATATTAACTGTCCATGTATCTACATAATAATTTTCACATATAGTGTCAATCTGATCATGTACAGTCATTACTATTTTAACAGGGAGATTAAACTCTTTAATATAGTTACGCATTAATACTAAAGCACGCTTAGTCATATCGGCCGATGCGCCTTGAATAGGTGTATTCTTAGATGCACGCTCAATACTACCAAGCTCCATTGTTGCTGATCTATGAGTCCAAATTTTTGGATACCAATTAGTAAACCATCTTCTTCTATTATAAGGAGGAAATGTTTTAATATATCCAAATTTCTTACCAAAATTCCCAAGTTTATCTAAAAATCCTTTTATCGCTGGGAACGCTTCGAAGTATTTTTCGATGAGCTTTTTTGCTCTTTCCAAGTCGATATTAAGAGTATTAGCAAGCTTATTAGGGCCCATGCCGTAAGCAAGACCGAA